TGATCTCGTCATGCACCACGCCGGCCAAGCGCACCCGCTCTTCCCCGTCTGCTTTAAGGAACGGCCACAGTTTGCCGAGCGTAAGTTTAAGGACGGCGGCACCAGCTCCCTGGATTGGGGTGTTGCAACGGGTCGTAAGTTTATTGTTCTCGCCCGATAAAATCCGCCGCAAGCCCGATTCGCGTATGCGGATAGATGCGTTGTACGAATCCGCATCAGCAGCGCGAGCATTTCGCTGCTGCCATTCGGAGATGCCTTTATATGCAGCATGGAATTTTTCCCGCACCGCCGTAGCCTCATCAAGATCCATCTGGATGCCCATTGTTGCGGCATAGTTTCTAAGTCCTTTTGCACCGCTTCCATATAACAATCCGAAGTTGGCTGATTTACTAACTTGCCGCTGCTCTTTTGTAACATCTTCTTCCTTAACCCCGTAAATTTGCGTCGCTGTAATCGTATGCAGGTCTTTCCCCTGCTGGAACACCTGAGTCATAAGAGGATCTTGAGCTTCTGCCGCCGCCAGCCGCAATTCCATCTGTCCATAGTCCGCTACAACCAGTCGCCAACCAGTTGGTGCCTGCACACAAGCCCGAAAACGCACGTCCCGCGGCACTTGTTGCAGATTGGGACTCATGCAACTCATCCTCCCGGTGTCAGCCCCCATCTGCAGATAGCTGGCACGAATAAACCCATCATCCGACAAATTTTTTAACAAAGTCTCCGCCATTTGCCGCCGCTTCTCTACACGTTTCCACCGTAAATAATCCGCAATTATTTTATGTTCTCCAACATATTCTTGGAGTGCTGCTTTACTAGCACTAGCTTTACCGGTTTTTGGGTCTAAAGGTTCAGCACCTAGTAGGGCAGTAAATTTATTTAACAGTTGAATGGGGCTATTAAGGTTAAATACACGTTTATCAGGTTTTACGCCCTTTGCTCCAGGTTTTACTTGATATAAAATTTTACCCTGTTCGTTTCTGACTAGTTTAGCCAAAGGTGGAAGAGCCGCATCAAAATCTTCAATAAACTGTTCTCCTATTTCAAAGTTTTCAATATCAAGCTCCTCAATCAGTTTAACTAATGCGCTTTTATTAAATGGTAGACCCGTCCGCCACAACTGTGCCATTGCAGGTAGTGCTTTACATTCTAAACGCCATGCCGGTTGTAAGCTAGGTTTATATTTAGCCATGTGTTCTTGCAACACATCATATAGTTCAGTCAAGACTACAACGTCTGTCGCAGCATACTCTAACTGACTAAGTGTTAAATCTCCTGACCAATCGCTTTTCTGCTCATCTTTAGAAATACCGTAACCTAAATAATTATTAACTACATGCTTAAGTCCGTGTTTTTGATTAGGTAAACCGTTGGTAAGAATACGACTAGCCAACATAGAGCAAAATACTAATCCTTCCGGGTAAATCTCATGCTCCTGGAGCCAGCCCAGATCGAACACCGCGTTGTGCGCCAGCCAAGTCCGCTCCTTGGTGAAGAAGTTTTCCAGTGTGATCCAGTCCTCATCGCTGAACTGCCAGCAGTCCATCACCACCGGCGACTGATCCACGGTGGCGAGCTGCAGCAGCCGCAGACCACCAAATTTCGGCTGCAGCCCAGTGGTCTCCACGTCAAACGCCACGAAGCTGGCGCCGTCGAGCGTGTGCAGGTGCTCGATCCCCTGAAGAATGTTCATGCCGGGTAGGGCGTGTTCTGTATTACTCTAACACACCGTCAAGCTCTTTGGCCGCACACAGCACAGCCAACTCCGTCCCACCCTCAGGAATCCCCAGCGTGCAGCGGTGGTACCAGTGAACGCAGGTCCGGCACTCCCCGCCATCCGGCAACGGCTTGTGCTTTTTCAACAAATGCTGCAGCCGCAACTCCTCTTTCCCTGCATCGCTGGAGCGATAACACTTGAAGCAGTAGACGGCATTGGTAGTGATGGCGCCGCACTGGATGCAGCGGCGACTGTTGATTGGAACTTGCATCAGAAAAAACGAACACGTAAAAATCCCGGCAGGCGTTTCATCACGCCCTGATTTGTGTGCTGGGCTGCGCCGTCTGGCAACTCAACCTCGACCGTAAAAACCTTGTGCCCACATTGCGGGCATTTGCGCTGGCGCAAGATCGACTCCGCCGTATCCCGGCAAGTGCGATCCACGTCCATCCGCTTGAAATCACACCTGGCGCAACGCATTTTTCCACTTTTTGTTTTTAACAATGCACCAAGCGTGCTGGTACGAAATTCCGTACACCTTGGCCAACTCCGCAATCGAAGTGCCGGAAGCATAAAGATGCCTCAAATCCAGCGCGTTCTGCGGCGTCAACACCGCCGTCCCCGGAATCGACCCCTCCCGAAACGACGTCTTAGTCGGCGGTCTTTGTGGTTTAGCCACCCCGCTGCTCCAGCTCATCGGCGATGGCAAGGAGATCACGGCGAACGTCGTCTCGTGTCCAAGCATCAGGATCGCTGCCTTTTAAGTCGTCATACGGAACCACATAATCCGCAGCAGTTCGCAAAGCCGCAGCGATGGCAGGAAGGTAATGCCAGTCGTAAGGCTTTCCGCTGGCAGCGCGGTTGAATTCCCAAAAAACCGCTTGCGCTGCGGGGGATAGATCAGTCATCAAGTTGCTCCAGTGCGCGGCGGATGTAATCAGTGTTAATCAAACCGTAGCGATCTTCAACTGACTTCAGTTGATCTAACGCCTGCTCCTTTAAGCTCGACGGTTTGGGGCGGCGTGCGGCGCGAATCTTATCGGCAAGCGATTTGCTGTCTAAAAAGCTCACCTCAGTCAGGCACGCCTCCAGTTCTTGGTCTGCACCCCATTGGGCACCATACCTAGCAAGATACATTTCATCCGGGCCTATCTCACCAAGATCGCTGCCGTAATACTCCAGCAGCCACTGGCGCACCAATTCCGGCGGTGGGGTGATGGAATGGTCAGACATTCCGATAAGCCTCAGTCGCCAGCGTGTTAATCAGCCGGTTCAAATACCACCGACACTTTTCCGCATCTTCCAGCGGATCTTTTTTCAGCCACATCCGGCTGAGATACTTCAGGCATTGCCACTGGAGCGAGCCAACCACAACGTCTGGCGCGTGCTGGACCCAATCCTCCAAGATGTCAATGACTTCTATCTTGCCGGCGGTGTAATGGCTGGGATGATGCACCGCATCGCTGACCTGGAACTGAAAGTCGCTCATCCTTTGGATTCCTGAACGGTGGTATCGCCGTGATAACGGCCAGTCATCGAATAGTCTTTGCCGGGCAGCATCGACATGCGGTGGAACACAATCTGTGCAATCCGCATCCCAGGCCACAATGCAACTGGATGCATAGCGCGTGCATTTTGCAGCTCCAGCGTCAATCGTCCTTTGTAACCAGGGTCGATATACCCAGCAAGTAAATGCTCAATACCCTCCCTAGCCCGGCTGGATTTGAGCGCCAGTTGCCCGGCAATACAGTCAGGCAACTGGAACTCCTCCAACGTCTCCGCGAGTATGAACTCATGCGGCTGGAGCAAGAAAGGTTCCTCCTGCGTGTGCCCCGCGATAGAGCGGTGGACTAAGTGACGCGTCAGCGGTGATTCCACCAACACGTTCTCGCCGAGTCTCACATCGAGACTCGCGGGATTCAGCAACTCCTGGTCGTAGGGGCTAACCAGTTTGCGCCGCACTAGCGACACAATCTGGTGGTCACACAGGATCGACACCTCAGATCACCACGGCGGTGGGCTGATCCTGCTGGAGCGTCACGTGTTTCCACGTCTTGCCCCACTTGATGCAGTTGATCGTGGTGCTGTGGACGCCAAACTCTTTAGCGATCTTGGCGACCGACTTTCCACCAGCCTGCAGCTGGCGTTTGATCTCCAGCACCTTTTTCTCCGTCAACGCCGCCCTCGCCTTGCGGCGCGATACACGAGTCTTACTTTGAGACTTCGGAGTTTGGACGGTGGTTGCGCGTGCAGGCTTAGCTGCTGGTGCGATTGCCGGCTTGGTCACGTCCAGTTCGACGTGCTGGCAGGCGTTGATGGCCACGAAGGCGTGCTCCAGGGCAGCGGTGATCTGCTGGAACTGTTCGTCAGAAAGAATGTGCATGTTCATCAGTAGAACGGTGAGAGTGTAGTACAGGATCAGCGAGAAGAAAGCTCGATCTGGAGCGCAGCCTGGAAGTAGCCGGCGATTTTCATGCGCCGAAACTCATTGCTGGCATCCTCGCTTTGCTTGTCCTCGATCGCGGCGTAGTTGTGCCGAGCTTCGTTGAGAGCTGCCAGCGTTTCCACGTTGAGCAGCTCTAGGTCTCGAAGCGGCATCTCCTTGATCTTGTCCAAGTAGACGGTCTGGCTCAACAGGAAGGACCTGTAGAACGGAACCAGATTGTTTTCAGTCATGCGAAATAACGTGGGTCTTGATGCCTCAAGCGGGTGAGATCCGTGAGACGCAACTTGAGAATCTCGTGGATGGCCAGCTTGGCGAGTCTGCTGGAGCAGATCGTGTCGCTGGTGGCAAACACGTAGATCAGGTGACGATACAGCTGGGTCAGCGTTTTGGCGCGGACCCAGTGCGTGTCGCCGGGGATCGGCTCGGTGCCGTATTCCCAGTCGTCGTAATCGGGTTCGTTCCGAAGCTCTCGGGCTTCAGTCGTCCCAATCGGACGTGTCGAGCGGGGCCCAGTCGTCGATTCGCTCGGAGAGGAGTTTGCGGAGTCCTTCATCGCTGGCGGGGATCAGATCCTCTTCGTGAAGGTAGAAGGAGCCTCGGCACAAGGCAGGCCCCCACTCTGCCGGGTAGAGGTTGCTTTGCGGAATGACCACAACCATGCCGTCAACAACGGCATCAACAACAATGCGGGAGCCGCCATCCTCAAACCACAGATCCTCAATTTCTAGTACCTGGCTCATTTGGCCTCCGTAGCAGTTTGGCGGGCTTCGATGCCATCCATCCACTGGTCCCAGCTCATCTTCAAGAACTGTTCCAGGTCCTGCAGTTGCTTGAGCTGGAGCACGTCATAGGTCGGTTCTACCAAACCAAGACGCTCGCTTTCGACGATTTTTTCTTGGAGGTAAATTCCGGCCCAGTGGACGGCGAAGTACCACGGGCTGAGCTTGGTGTTGTCGACTTTGGTGCAGGTGAAATCGTCCATGTCAGTCAGTAATAAAAGGCACGCCGTTGCGGGCGTGCCCTTACTGTTGCACACAGCCAGCTAGGCGTCCAGCCGGACTGTTGCACTTCTTAATGTGACCATGTGGTCAGGTAGACCGTGGCCGCCAGCATCCCCAGCAGCCACGTCAACCCAAACACCACCACCGGCGGTATCACGCTGGGACTCCTAAGTCTTCCGGCTGGTACTGGGTCAGAACACAGACGTCAGCACCCTGCTTGAGCGCCGTCCCAATGATGTAGTGGAACTGCGCGTGGGCATCAGGGCACTCCTCGATCTGGTATTCCTCAACCTCATACGCCCGGCCCCTTCGATACCACTGCACGCGCACCACGGCCATCAGTTCGAAGGGGATGTCGCCGACGGTGTAACCCAGGGTTGGCTTCCTGGGACGCTTCGGCTGAGGCGGTTCAGGTTTGGCCACGGTGTCCCTCCAGATAAGCCACGCGGCAGCCCGCATGAGCCCTAGGAAAAAGTTAGGCGCGTGATGCACGGGCTGCCCTC